AAACGATCGAAACCCCGAGATCGGGACTTCGGCCGTGTTATGCTAAAATGCATGCATGTCTGAGCGTCTTCCACAGGGGAAAACATTACTTTTACGTAGATTTACTAACAAGTAACGAGGGCCAGCTTAACTGGTCTCTGCGTATACTAGGTAGCTTGAGAGGTGAGATGGCAATATGCTAGGTAAGTTAATACCGATACAGTTAGCGCTTTCTCCCTCTGCATTACTAGAATCACGAGTAAAATCCGTGACGCCTTTGGCGGTTTAAAGGTCTACCAAGACCTGTATACAATCTCTTTTTGTTGAGGGGCAGAGTTGCCCTGGATACGTATTGACAATTACCGAAAATGCTAGCGCCAAACCGGTGTAAAAACCGATGTAGGTACTGATAGTGATATCAGGACTAGCGGGGTGAAGCCCTAAGGGAACTTTGTTCCTATGGGTGTTTGTCTTATCGTCAATCTTAAGTTAAGCCTTAAGTTTTCCGACTTCCGTAAGTAACGGTGGCTGCGGTCCTTTGTCTCCAATGGAGGCCGAGGGAACCGAAGTTTAATCGGTGTAAGTATAAGCTACTTTACTTTAGGCTTTAATCTATATTATTTATTTCTACTTTTCTTGTCACCATGGAGTTATCGTAAAGGCAAGCTTCAAGATAAACCATGTACAACGCAGGAAACATCACACGGGTTCACGTTCATATGATATGAAGCGGACGAGTCGTAATGTTGTTCATCGTAAGGCAGTAGTGGATAGGGAAACCTTCCATGTGTTAGCCTTTGAGCTGGGATCCAGGAAGCGCAAGCTAAACCTGGGTATCAGTAACGACTACCTGGCAGTTGTGATCTAAGTTAAGGACAGGCCGAAAGCCGAATCCGCAAGCTAAGATGCGAAATGCAAGTGTACTTTAGGTACAAGAAACTTAAAGGGATAGATAGTATTAACCTATTTACTCGAAAGAGAGTAACGTAGTGAGATAGAACATATATTCCAATGTCCTTAGACATAGGATATATTTAGTTATTATTTTAGGTGGAAGGGAGTGCCGATCTATAAATCGCTTCAAGCTTGGTGTCATACTTATTGAAGGTGTAACAACCGACGAAATACATTCACACGAATTAAGAGAAGAAAAGATGAATTATCTTTGGTCCCCGACATCGTATGTTCCGCTGCCGTGGCAGTTATAGACGTTCCTCCCTTCCGGGATACGTAGGTCACGAGATGTATCACAAGCTAATTCAGATAGGTAGCCCCCTCAGATGCGGGAGCCGAATCCTAAACGAAGAATTAGTGACGGTATCAGTATGCCATACAGTAAATTAATCAATGATAAATATTACCATGAAAAATTTTACCCTAAAACAATCCGCATTATATATGCGACTACTCAATACGATAAAACCTGTTAATGCCATGCTCTCTGTAAAAAGAGGGCGGCCTCTAGTGAACCATCTGTTAACAGTGGTTTCACTAGTAGGTTTCGAGAAGACATTAGGATTAGTAAAGGTTATAATTACGTTCTTAGCTTTCTGCTCTAACCATATTCAGCACCAAGGCCGTAAAGGCCTAGTGATGTACCTGAAGGCTTGTCTTGTAATTTTACAACAAGCCAGTGGAGGTGATAGAACTAAAGATTTGGGACTATTAGGCGTTAGATTCGCTAGGAATCATGCAGGGTATCCACGGGTAATACCGGTCTTGCACAGAGAACGTATCCGAAAGGGGGAGATGAAAATCTTCAGACTTTGGATGACTCTGTTTAGTCTCTATAGAGTAATAGAGTTTAAACCAATCTTAAAACTGCAAAGCATTACAATGAAGAGTACTTCGGTAGCTTCAAAACTGATGCCTAAGTTTGACCAGGCTATTCCAATATTTTGGATGGGTCTGCTCCGCCTTGACCCGAAATTCGGTGATTCTACCCGAATAGGAAAGGCTATAAGATGGAACGAGTTTCTAGATTACGTTACGACGTTGCGAGCAAAACCGTTTTTAATTAACAAAAGTTCCGCGGCGGCAGGAAGTATAACTGGATCAACGATCCAGGAGGATGGTTCCACCGTTGGTGGTCCACTCTCTACTTCCCCAGCTGGGCTGATGATTGCAGCGAAGGTCTTTTATGCGGACAAAAAGATGTACGCAGTACTAAAAGAGCTTTGCTCGATCACCGGTAACCAGTGGCTTATCAATCTTATCGAAGAGATGGTGGCAGTAATGCCCAACCAGGTCTTCGCTTGGAAGCTTTCCAAACTGGATTCATTCCAGAGGGAGGCATTCCTAGCATCAGATAAGAGATATTCACCGTTGACGGGGGAGTTAATCCCTCGATCACTGGGACGTTTGGGTTTCAAACAGGAGGCCGCAGGTAAATTAAGAGTTTTTGCAATGGTAGATCCCTTCACGCAGTGGTTATTAAAACCTATGCATGAAGACATTTTTACCGTTCTTAGACTCATACCACAAGATGGTACGGAGAACCAGCACGGACCAATACATAGACTGATCTTAAGGTATCCCAACGGACCTTATTTTTCATTCGATTTGAGTTCGGCTACTGACAGACTTCCAATATGGCTACAGATCCAGCTTGTTAAAAGCTGGTCAGGTAGTGTCTTTGCCGGTTTATGGGCGAGACTACTTGTGGGTCGAAAATACGACTATCGATACCAGTATAAAGCTGGTCACAAGGTACATAAGGGGTCAGTTTCCTATGCCGCAGGGCAACCTATGGGTGCTCTGTCCAGCTGGGGAATGTTAGCACTCACGCACCACATGATAGTTCAACAAGCAGCTATACAAGCTGGTGTTATTGAATCAGGTGAATGGTTCGATGCATACGCACTCCTAGGTGATGACATAGTTATTGCCGATAGAGATGTCGCGAGAGAATACCGTTTAATAATGGAAGAGCTTGGTGTCGAAGTAGGGTTAGCTAAATCGCTGATTAGCCTGAAAGGCCTAACGCTCGAGTTCGCAAAGCGAACATTCCATAAAGGGGAAGACGTGTCTGGATTACCATTCAGTGAATACTGGGTAGCAAGACAGCTCACGGCAGCCTCTTTAGAATTAAAAGGTAAATGGAATCTCTCCCTCCAACAGTATCTGAATCTTTTCGGGTTCGGATACCGGGCAAAAGGAAAGGTTACCGGGAAGTTAATAACTCTCGGCCAACGATTGCGACATAAAGTATTAGCATATTTCACCGCGGATAATAAAGTGCCTTTTTCTGTTAAAGAATTCTTTAGCATGAAGAGCATATCTGAACGATATGTCTGGACTACTAAAAAAGGTGCCTTATTGGTTGATTCTTTTGTACGACGAGAAATTGTCCGAATTAAGGAGCGGTTGGACTCTCCAGCTATGCTGGAACTCATTTCAAGAGTAAAAGAGTACTCCACAGTCAATAGGGACAGAGAATTCTACGGAACTCTCTCCAGAACACAGCCGCGCGCGCGAAAATTAGATTTTTTAGATCTAAATCCACATGCGACTAACTGGCTCGGTTATCCAACGAGTACAGGTGCAGTCAATCCGTTCGACGCCAATCCGAAACTACTTGATAGATACTATCATGTAATGGATAGATTGGTACAGACGGTTTACAGAGAAACCTTCTTTGACGTGTTGGTAAGTATCCGCGAGTTGCGAAATACAATTGAATCTGCTTTAGAATCACATGATCTCACATCCGATGACATCGATACAGTTAATAAACTGTTCTTTGATCTACAGGACGAAATTGCTAATATACCTCTTCCCAAAGAGTTATATCGAAGGGTTACGAATGAGGTTCGGCTTTCAAACGTCGAATTAATCATACAGTGGGAAAAATATTCCAGATTCCTGCGATCTACACGATCGCGGTAGATAGTGGGGTACGGTGTACCATACGTATCCACATCCGATCTTAATTATAATTGGCTAAATAATGCCACTAATCCTGCTCATAAGTCGCAAGACTAGGTTCGAAAGAACCCTCAAAATGAGTAGTTTTCTCGTTCACAATATAAGGTTAGACCAGTTAATCTTATTGATTTTACAGGATTTCTCCTTAACGTCAATAACGTTAGCTCTATTTCACGAATATTTTTGATATCGCGTCTGAGC